AGTGATCCAGATCGCGAACGCCACGAGAAACGCGGCGAGGGGTGTCCCGTTGAATCTCTCAGCCAGGAGCGCGCATATCACACTGTATTGAACTATCCGTATTTCCTGTCTTGTTTTCACCATCGAGCGCTTCATCGCTGCTCTGGATCTCTCCAGACCCAGAACAGTCGAGCTGATTTTACCAATCTTCGACGGAATTTCCGTGGTGTTCATGACCATTTCGGCTATGTCCAGAGACTCTAGAAACTGCTCTTGAATCATCGGTTCGAGGTATGTAAAGTAATCAAACTCTGGGTCTAATTGTAAACATATCCCTTCTATGAGGGAGAAGGACTTCGCTAGGTATACGAAACTCGTCGGCACGACGAAGGGTTTTTCCATCGCCAGTTCGGCTGCGAGTTCGTCATTCATTATTGCACCGCCATCGAGAGTCTCTAGATACCCCAGGATAGTCTCAAAGAACAGTTCGATATCGCTGATATCGGAAGACGTCGGCACGATGACCCCTAGCTTAATTAAAATTTGAACGATTCCCTGTGTGTCTCGTTTGATGATACACCCGAACAGTTCACCGAATCCAACTTTTAGTTCTTCGCTCAATTCAATCAGGAGACCAAAATCATAGAACACCAGTTTCCCATCCTTCGAGACCCCTAAATTTCCAGGGTGTGGGTCGCCGTGAAAGAGACCACTGTCCATGGTCTGAATTACATACGAATTAACGAGCGCTTCACACACCTTTTTCTTATTTATCTTCTTATTTCTAATCTCTGTTATCTTCTCTGTTGGTACATATTCCATCACGATCATGTCCGGCGTGCAGTACTTCTTATACATGCGAGGTACCCTGATCCAGTCGTGGGATTTCAGCGACTTCCTGAATTGTACAGCGTTATCGACTTCCTGCACGTAATCAGCCTCCCCGAGTAAATACTCTATCGAATCATTTAACACAAACTCCGAACTGTTTCCTGTGTCAACACCGACACTTTGTAAAAAAGTCAGAATCTTTTTGACCGTCGCAGTGTCGGATTTCATGGTCTCGTAGATACCCGGTCTTTTTAATTTTACAACTACGTGTTTCCCGTTTTTAAGGACAGCTTTGTGCACCTGACCTATACTCGCAGATTTGAAAGGGATTTGCTCGAATTCTTGGAATATCTCCATGTTCAAATTATCTTTGACCAGGTTATAATCGAAAGGTGGAACGTCGTCTTGAAGAGATTCCAACTCTTTGATGAACTCAGGTGGATAAAGATCGCTGCGCGTAGACGCTATCTGACCCAATTTTACAAATGTCGGCCCCAGGTCCAGTAACTGATTCTTGGTCCACCTACCGAGCTCACCTTTGTCCTCGGTGAAACGATCCTTCCATACATATCTAGCGGCGAACTTCCATGTATTCATTTTATTCCGTGGGGGTAACGGTTTTACGACATGGTTCACACATAACATATCTCTTATCTTTACCCAGGAACTTTTTTCTTCATACATTATAAAACAATGGTTCGTATGATCAAAAACCTTTTCGGTCCAGTGACGAAACCCACCGAACTTTTCATCAAGGCCCAGCCCCTGGTGTTCTCCCTCATCATCATGTACCAGGGCCTGTTCGCGCCCAACGCGATCGCCATCCCCGAGCGCCTCGATAAGCTCTTCGGGAACAAGGTCTTCCGTCTCGTCTCCCTGATGGCCATCGCATTCGGTGCGACTGGAGATATCGAGTACGCCCTCGCGTCCACGGTCATCTTCCTGACTGTCATGTACCTCCTGAAGACCCCCGAGGAGCGCCGCAGGACCGGCTTCATTTAATTTGTGAGCCTACAGTAGAATGAAGATTCATATCGTCGGCGCGGGTCCCACCGGTTTATCCCTCGCGTGGGAGATTGTCAGGTCGACCGACCACGAAGTCACCGTGTACGAGCGTAAAACGTCTTGCGGAGGTTCGTGGTGGGAACCTGATACAGAAGTTCGTGATATTCACGCACACAGGGTACTCTTTGACCAGTTCGTCAACGCTCGATCCTTTCTCAAAGAAATGGATCTCGAGTGGGATGAACTCTTCCAGAAGATATCACCGGACTTTTATACCTACACACTAAAAAAGTTTGAACCGAAAGATTACTTCGCGGTCGTGGAACTTTTTTTCAAGGTGACATTCAAACCCGAGAAATATAAATCAATCTCGTTACACGACTATTTCGAAAATAAATTATCCGATGGCGGTAAGAAAATCATCGAGCACTTACCTATAAACATAGATGGGGTCACGTGGAAACACATGTCGACATTCGAGTTCATCAAGACCGCCGACCAACTACTTTTTTCCACTCCGTACACCCAAAAAGTTTCGGGGAAAATAATGAACGATGCCATCGAGGAAAAACTTCTTGACGCGGGTGTGAATTTCATATTCGGCTCGGAACTCGAAAAAGTGGAGTACCGAGAAGACGGATACGAAGCATCTTTCAGTGATGGGACGTCCGTATCCGACGGAATGCTGTTCATGTGTGTAGACAATAGCCCCGCACTCAAACTCATAGGCGATAATTGGGGACCCCTGGCTGAGAAGAAGATCAGAAGCGCGACGTACGGATCGATATGCGTCTTATTGGATTACGATGAGTTCGTGCCTGCCGGTGAGGAGCTCGAGACCCTGACCACTACCAAATGGAACATCCTCGTTTCGAATTTACCCGGGACCAAGACAGTTTCTTGTGTCCTTTGCGATCTCACCAAAGAGATCCTCGCCAGCGAACCGGATGTCATCAAACGCGAGGTGATTCACCAGCTCGGTCTTCCACCACCCCGAGAAATCAGGATCGGATGGGGAAGCGAATGGACCGCCGGTGAAAAATGGGAATTTTCACAGTCTTCCGGGGTGTTGGGTCTAAACGGTCAGGTTCCATTCTTCGGTAAGTGTCCAAATGTCGCGATGGTAGGTATGATGTCCTACCGCGACACGGCCTACTCGAGCATAGAGGCTGCGGTCGAGGTCTCCAGGAAGCTGAGCCACGAGTGTTTCGGCACGAGGCGTCCGATAAAAAAGGTCACCGTCTCGCAGGTCATCACCATCACCGTGGTGGTACTTATAGTTTTAATTTTAGTGTATCGTAATAAGAATCAATGAAGTTTGTAGCTGAAGTGTACGAACCAATGTATGATTTCAATGAGAAGAAGTATCTCAGGGTTTCAGTCCCTGAGAATGTCCGTGCCACCATTGAAAACATGCATGTGAAACGTGTGCACCTTTTAAAAAATGTAAACGTGGACGACCCATTGCAGGGTCGAGTGCTCAGGGTGAAGATTCCCTATCGCTACCGAAGAGTGATGTGCAGCGTCGAAGGACGCCCCATTCAGTCTCTAGTAAGGGGGGACGAGATCGAAGTGGTGGTCGATTTCAAAGGGGCTTGGAATGTGGAGAATCACTGTGGCTTCTCCTGGGTGCTCTCCTCTTCGACCTTCTCGAGCTCCTCGTCAGAGGCCTGAGTTGGATCACGGGGGAGTTCGATGATATCGAGACCACCCTTCTTCAGGTCTCGAAAAGTCTGGAGCATGCCCTGTAACCTGAAAATCTCCTGGGTCATCTGCTCGATAGTGTTAGAAACCTTCGTTATATTCTCGTCAATGTTGACTGTGGGCATTGGGTGTTGTAGTTATTTAAAGTGGATATTCTTTAAATGACTAAAATGGGAACGCTCACGAGGACCGGGTATGTCATCAACGGTTCGGATGTCAGCAAGATTCCACGGCAAGCTGTGATCGTCCTCGGTGGTTTAAAAAAAGAACTTACCGTAAGACCGATCGTCAATGCCGATTTCGGATTTCCTCCGCCACCTTTCAAAGTTTTCAGACCAACTAAGAATGGAATCTGCGTTCCAAGATTCTACGGAGTTGATAAAGTTGGACAGGCGAAGCAAGACCAACGACCCGAACCCGCGACGATCAAAATCAAGTTCGCGGGTCAGCTCAGAGACAGCACCCGCCAAAACGAAGCACTCCGAGCAGCTCTTAAAGCGGGGCACGGCGTGCTTTCTCTTCCATGCGGCTACGGTAAGACGACGGTATCCCTGGCCATAGCTTGTAAGCTGGGATACCGCACGATGATCGTGGTTCACAAACAATTCCTCGCCGACCAGTGGAAAGAGCGCATCCAACAGTTCTGCCCCGGCGCGACCGTGGGTGTGGTCCAGCAGAACAAAAAGGAGGTGGAGGGGTGTGATTTCGTCATCGCAATGCTTCAATCGCTCTCCCTCAAGGAGTACTCCTATAACGACTTCGACACCGTGGGCACGCTCATAGTGGACGAGGCGCACCACATCTGCGCGAAGGTTTTCAGTCAGAGTTTATTTAAAATGTGTCCGAAGCACGTGTTCGGCCTGTCCGCGACACCCGAGAGGAAAGACGGTTTAACCAAGGTACTCCATTGGTTTATGGGTCCAACCTTTTTCGCGGTGGAACGAAAAAATCAGGAACAGGTCGAGGTGTTTCCGGTCATGTTCGATTCGCCAAACTACAGAAACCCACCACCCAGCATGCGCAACGGTAAGATATCGATGCCCAACATGGTGACGTGTCTCGTAGAAGATCGCGCCAGGAACAAGATGCTCGTGGAACTCGTCAAGAAAGCGTCCGCCGGTACGAGACAATTACTTGTGTTGAGTGACAGGAGACTTCACTGCGAGCTTTTACACCAGTGTTTTCCGAAATCGTCGGGACTTTACATGGGTGGGATGAAGGAGGCTCAACTTCAAGAGTCGTCTAAAAAGAAGATCATATTCGCGACGTTCAGCCAGGCGCACGAAGGTCTCGACATTCCAACCCTGGACACGGTCATACTGGCGAGTCCAAAGTCCGACATAGTCCAGTCAATTGGGCGCATCATGCGAGAGACGAAGGGAAAGAAGAACAATCCACACATTTACGACATACAAGATCCGTGGAGTGTGTTCACGGCGATGTTTTATAAGAGGTCGAAGGTCTATCGCGACGGAGGGTTCAAGATTCACGGAAAAGTCGCCCAGGAGAAGGGCGAATTTCCCAGAGGAAAGTGTTTGGTTACTTTTTAGTTGCATCTGAGACGGCTAACATTACCACACCTACGATGAAAGCTAGAATGACATAATTCAGCTCCGTGTCCTCGGCCCCGATTTCGGGAACCTCTTTCTGGGGAACACTGGCGACAACTTCTTGTTGCCGCGGTTCCAAGTCCTCTAGCGGACAGTACGCTATCATATATACTTACTTTACAAATTAATTTCATTCTTTTTTGTGGTCTTGCGTCGCTTCTTCGGCTTGGATGAATCGACGTTCACCTCTTTGATCTCCCCGCCTGTGCTTTCGCCTGAAATAGACATAATATCACTGAGTTCGTCATCCTCCTCGATGGGTGGAGGTCGACTCATGTTCATGTTCAGGTTCGTGTTCATTGGGGGCGGGGGAGGCATGCTTATCCCTCCCATCAAGCTGGAGATGTCCATACCAGGACCCTTCATCTCGTAGTTCCCCGTACCTCCGATAGGAGGTTCAGTCATGGGCTCGTCGCCGGGATTCCTCGCCGTGTTCTGCACGGCGTCCATCATATTCTTCACCAACTCCGGGTTTTGCTTCAGAACATCATTCATATTCGGGATGGCCGTTTTGAACATTGAATTGGTCAGATGGAACATCATGGCCGAGCCACCGAGCATCATAATTAACTTTACCTCCGGGGCGACGCTGACCTTCGAACGGTATTTGACATATAACTCTTCAAAGACCGAATCGTAGTCGTCGACGTTCTCCATCACGGATTCGGACCAGCCTTCGAGTTGAACTTCGAACGGGTTGTATCTCTTGTTGAGAAACTCTAAACCGGTGACACACGCCACCAGCATACGCCGCGAGAACCGAATCGACTGCTCGACGTCGATGCTGTAGGTGATCCGCTTCACCTCTGAGCGGAGATCATCTACGCTTGAATAGGCGTTCAACCGCTTATTCACCGCGAAACCCCTCTTCTCCAGCCTAGCAAGCTTGTTGAGAAGATCCGATTTCTCCTCGTCTATGGACGTGTAGCCCTGAGACGGTTGTTGTGGTTGCTCCATCCCAGGACCGTCCATATCGTCTCCGAAATCAATATCATCCTCTCCGTAGTCGATCTCCTCCTCCTCAATTCCCGCCGGGCCCATCGTGGGCGCTGACTGCTTGTGTGGGTTCACGAACGCATCCATCGCCTCCTGGTGCTGCACAGGAGGTCGGGCTCCGTACGAAGTCTTCTGCGGACGCTGCACGGGTTTGGGTCTGGGGACGGAAATCTCAATCTCGTCCATCAGAGCCTGCTCGTCTGCGTCTAACTTCATAACACTGGTACGCCCTCTGTCGAGGATTATATTGTCATCCATCTACTTTCTAAAAATAATTTATGCTCATTTCTTTAACGCACTTAATTTTTTCTGAGGTTATAGTACAATGTTAAACCTTAATAAGACCAGCAGGAATGCGGTGATGTACATCGCCGTGTTAATGGGTCTGATCTCCGTGCTCACCGTTCTTCAGGGCAGGTCTTCTGGCTACCAGCCCAGGCCGATCACCATCAACGCCGTCAGCCAGGGATCCCTCTTCGATCTCGACCACAGCGAGGAATGCGTCCCCGGTGCCCCCAACGGAAGCCCTTACACCAAGTCTCTGACCCCGGGTGGTCTCTGCGGTGCGCAGGGTCTCGTCGCCGACCACGCCGGCTACTCCATCAGCGGGGGTGTCGGCGGATCTTTAATCTAAACGTATAGTAACATGGTTCCCGATCTCAATTACGAGTACCACACCATCACCATCGACTCCAATGGTCAGGCGGCTGCGAACACTTTCACCAGCTACCTGGAAATTC